CCACAAGGTATTACTGGTCCACAGGGACTACAAGGAGTTACAGGTCCTCAAGGCGCAACAGGACCTAGCGGTGGAATAACATTAACTGTAACAAATTCAGGATCAGGCTCTTATACAATTAATGGAGCAAGTAATCCAACTCTTTCTTTTATTCGTGGACACAGATACGTAATTAATGTAAGCGCAACAGGTCATCCGTTCTGGATACAAACAGTTTCTGGAGCATATTCTTCTGGTAATATTTATTCAAGTGGTGTTACAAACAATGGAGCAGAAAATGGAACTATAATTTTTGAAGTTCCTTTTGATGCCCCCCAACTTTATTATGCATGTCAATATCATTCTTCTATGGCTGGAAGTATTACTGTTTCTAATTTGGGTCCATCAGGTGCAACTGGATCATCTGGCCCAACTGGACCAACTGGTTCAAATGCTACATCTTATTCAAATGGAACAAACACTTCAAATACCAATAAGATTTTTTATACTACTGGCTCTCAACCAACTGGGACGGCAGCTGGAGACCTTTGGGTAACTTACTAACATGGGCCTTAAAGTTTATAATGGCTCTTCATGGAGTAGTCAAGCAACTGGATTAAATCTATATAATGGCTCTACTTGGGTCAATGCAGTTAGAGGATATGTATATAACGGATCTTCATGGAGCCAGTTCTATCCAGAAGCACCAGCAAATACAGCAGCTCCAATAATAACATTTTCTGGTTCAGGTACGTATTTAACTGGTGTTCCACAGACCTTATATGTTTCAAATGGAACATGGACCAATAACCCTACATCATACAGTTACCAATGGTATGCTGCTGGAAACGGTATAGCATATTCTGCTATATCTGGAGCGACGTCGTCAAGCTTTTATGTTTCATCATCATATGCTGGCGCAAAGATAAAAGCCATTGTTACAGCCACAAATCTCAGAGGAAGTACATCCGTAGATTCAGATGAAACATCATTTTTTTCACCAGGACCATTAACTGGATTAACAGCAAGTAAAACTGGCACAGGAACAGTATTTCTTAGTTGGAATGCTTCGGCGGGCGCAGATAGATATTTTGTACAGTCTAGTCCTCCATTGACAAATACCACAACAGCATCAACAAATATTACAATAACTGGACTTCCTGGACCAACTGCAGGTTTTTATGTTGCAGCAGAAAGTACTAAATGGGGCTTTACTCAGGGGTATGGAGGCTATGGAGCCAATGCAAGCATTCTTAATTTACCATAAAATAAGGAGGAAATAAATGGTTACACAATATGAATATCTGTCAGATGCAGATAAAAACGCAATAAAAGAAGCAGCAATGCGTGGCTTAGAGTATCACATTTATGGGTTAGAACAGCAATTGCTTATTGCAAATGCTGCAGCCGACCCTGATAATGTTGTTATTACACAAATTGAAGCTGCTATTGCAGAAAAACAAGCACAAATTCAAGTTCTTAAGTAGGATAAATGTCATATAAAGCAGCAGTGCTATATGATCATCCTATAGCATATTATCCATTAGACGATTTAACAACAGTCGATCTAGTAGGTACCTTTACTGCTTTTTTGGCACAATTTGCAACATATCAGGCTGTTCTAGATAACATATCGTCATATGCAAATATCTATGGAGATATAGCTTATGATCATTCAGGATGTGAAAATGATGGGAACTATATTGGAGATCCCGCCCCAGATTTAATACCACTTGTGGCGGGCAACAGTAGAGCAACAAATATAGCAAATACTAACTCAATTACATATAACATAACTAATGACTATACTGCTACTGCAACAACTAGCCAATTTGGAACAGCATCATCATCGGATAATGATTTTACAATAGAGTTCTGGTTCCACCCTCAAATTTCTTCAACTGATGAAATTCCTTTAGTAGGAGATTCGGCGGAAGACGTAGGAGTATTCTATCAAAAAGGAAATATATTATTTAAACTGGATACAGATTCCGTAGAATATACATTACCTTCTACAAGTAAATCCTTTCATGTGGCCTCAGTTTATTCAGTTAACTCCGCATCAATTTATATAGATGGAGAATTGGCTGCTACAAAAAGTTTAAATAGCTTTGAGTTTACAAATACTGATTTAAATCTAATTACTGGACCCACGCCTAATAGCTCAAATGTATTTTTAATAAATAGCGTAGCGATATATAGATATGGCTTATCTCAAAATCAAATTTCATATCATTTTGCACAAGGTCAACCTTTACCAGCAATTCAAGTAGTAGATCCAGCAAATGGAGAATTGTTTGAAATGTATGATGATGAAATGTCATCCCTATATAAATTCCAATATCCTTATAGTAAAGGATGGGATGAATTAGTTACAACTGGATTAACCCATAATCTTAATCTAGATTGTCTTGAAATTACTCAAACAGATTCTGCGGCATCAAGTACTATTACTATAAATGATTTTATTTCTATTCCTTCCTCCGCCACATTTGATTCATCTAAAATTGAGTGGTATGGTGATAACGGAATTACTGTTCAAGTAAGTATAGATGGAACTACATATAACAATTGTATAAATGGACAACAGATCCCAGGGTATACATTAAATAGTTTTTCGGCGGCGGGAACAATATATCTACGAATCATATTTACCTCTACAGACACAACAAGATATATCCCCAGGCTATTTAATCTAGATATGCTTTTCTATAATAATCAAACTAGGTATGCCTATAATGGAAATAGCTATATGAAAACACTTGAAGAGTATGTCGGACTATCAGACTATAGAATCACTTTGGGCAAATTGCCATATGACATACTTTCAAGAAATAGTAAAAATGGTTTAAGGACAGTAACTAATTCTGGATTTGAAATTAATACGACAAAAGGAATTCAAACCCTAGAATTTTTCTATACCCCCGTGGCAATAACTGTTAGTGGGCTAATTTCTACAGCCGCCATAAATGGGTATGCCGCTTCAAATATATCTTGGTCTAATTCGGGAACGGTATCAAAAACCAACATCTCGGCTATATATGTAAATGGGGTAAATAAAAGCTCAGAAACAAATGTCTCAAATATATTCAGGGCAGGACAATTGCACCATGTACTTGTAGTATTTGGGTCGGCGGTATCAGATGACATTAGATTTAATTATTCTGCCAATGGATCAGTCTCAGCCCTATATCAATATATAGCCCTATATCAGACTGCATTTAATTCTACACAGGCGGCAGCCAATTATGACCTATATAAACGTAAGCAAAGTTCCTCAATTACAGATTCTTCTACAACAACCATGACAGAAGATGGCGTTGACTCATATAATAATGACTGGATCGTAATCCAAAACGTATAATTTTGTCATATTGCCTGACAAAAAGCTGGACTTAAGCCCACAAAGGTGGTAAAATAAACGTCTATGGACCTAAAAAGAACAAATGTCGCCATGTCTCCAGAGGAAACTACCCTTGGGCTATATGTTTGGGAAATGCCAGATGGAAGATGGATTGGCGATGATGAAGGCAATTTCTTATCGGTAACGGCAATGAAAAACAATAGGGCCAAAATAGACATGCTTGCCAGAGAAGTTAGATCGCATGGGATAAATGAGGGGCAGCCAAAGTTTTTATCAGGTCGCAGAAAAATTGATGACGAAGAATTTGAATACCAGCAACAAAGATTAAAATGGGGCCTAGTTCCAGACCCACTGGATATTGGCGTTTATAAAGAAGAAACAAAAAAGGCGCAGAGGAAGAAATAAAATGGGATTAATAGAAGATAACAACGAAGAGATAGACACAGGCTTAAGGGCATTTACTGCCTCAGATTTCCATATACCATCAACTGTTGTTTCAAAAACAAATGATGTGTTTATGATTGCTGGCGAAGAGCTACAGAAGATATCAGGATTAGGATCTTCTTTCCGCCGCAAATTAAGTAGAAATATTCAAAAGAGATTTGTTGGAATTGATGGAGCAGAGACTCAGCAGAATCTTCTTGCCCAAGCAATCACTGGCTATGCCCTGTTCGATCTTATTGAGCCTCCATACAATCTTGAATACTTATCCCAAATTTATGAGATATCTCCATATAACTATGCAGCAATTAATGCTAAAGTCTCTAACGTAGTTGGACTTGGATTTGATTTTATCGAGACCCGTAAAACAGTAGATGTTATTGATGAGATTGACAATGATGCACAATTAGAGAGAGCACGTCGTAAACTTGATAGACTTCGTCAAGATTTGCATGAGTGGCTAGAAGATTGCAACGAAGAGGAAACATTCAAGGAAACCTTGATTAAATTCTACATAGATGTTGAAGCAACAGGAAATGGCTATTTAGAAATTTCAAGAACCACATCTGGCAAGGTGGGATATATTGGACATATCCCTTCAAAGACAATGCGTGTACGCCGCCTAAGAGATGGCTTTATTCAATTGCTATACGGCAAGGCTGTATACTTTAGAAACTTCGCAGACCAGGAAACGCCAAATCCAATTTCAGACGGCAGTGATAGACCTAATGAGATTATTCATTTTAAGAAGTATACTCCACGCAACAATTACTACGGAATTCCAGATATTGTCGCAGCAGCAAATGCTATGGCAGGAAATGAATTTGCTGGAAAGTATAACTTAGACTACTTTGAAAACAAGGCGGTACCAAGATATATCATCACAGTAAAAGGCGCTAAGCTATCCCCAGAGTCCGAGAGAAAACTTCTGGAATTTTTCCAGGTCGGTCTTAAAGGAAGAAATCACCGCTCACTATATATTCCACTTCCACCCGATTCCCCAGATTCCAAAACTGAATTTAAGATGGAGCCAATTGAGGCGGGAACTCAAGAGTCCTCATTTAATGTATATCGTCAATCAAATAGAGATGAAATATTAATGGCTCATCGTGTTCCTATTTCCAAAATTGGAAGTCCTCAAGGAATTTCATTGGCAAATGCTCGTGATGCAGATAAAACATTTAAAGAGCAGGTATGTAAGCCAGTTCAGGAAATTCTAGAAAAGAAATTAAATAAATTAATTGAGGAAATGACTGATGCCCTACAAATTAAATTTAATGAGTTAAGCCTTACAGATGAGGATACCCAATCCAAGATCGATGAGAGATATTTAAGAATGCAGGTAATTACCCCTAATGAAATTAGAATTAGAAAGGGTATGGTTCCAAGGGACGGCGGAGACGAAGTAGTTCAATTAAAGCCACAACAGCAGGCGGAAATAAGAGCCCAAGCTGGAAATACCAGAGCTAGAACTCAAGAGAGGGAAAATAATTCACCCGATATTTCGGGGGAATCTAGAAATCCTCAAGGCGAAGGCAGACAAGTCGAGTAATACTACTCAACTGATTATTTGCCTTATATATAATAACGTTATAAAATTAAGCATATGAATATTGAGAAATCTTTATGGTCATCTAATGGCGAAAATATCAGCCTATCCGTGCCGTTCACGAAAGTCAATCGTGAAAAGCGCACAGTTTCTGGTTTCGCCACATTGGATAATCTTGATCAAACGGGAGATGTCGTAACAGCAGAGGCATCATTAAAAGCATTTGAATCTTTTCGTGGGAACCTAAGAGAAATGCACGGAAGTAATGCTGTTGGCAAAATGGTTTCATTTAAACCAGAAACGTATTTTGATGCAAAGACTGGCGAATTTTTTAACGGAGTTTATGTAGACGCATACATTTCTAAGGGTGCACAAGATACATGGGAAAAGATTTTAGACGGAACCCTACAAGGATTTTCAATCGGCGGAAAGATTATTGATTCAGAAAATGAAGTAAACAAGGCAACAGGTAAGCCAGTAAGATTTATCAAAGATTATTCTCTAATGGAGTTATCAGTAGTTGATTCTCCAGCAAATGAACTTTGCAACATTTTGTCTATTCAGAAAATGAACGGACAGTTAATGTTCAAAGGAATTGCAGCAGAGACAAAAACAGAAAACATTTTTTATTGTGAAGACAGTGATTCTGTATTTATGTCAACAGATGCAGAATATTCATCACCAGTTTCTGGAAAGCCCGCAACTTTAATTGGCTGGGTAGAATCAAACGATGTAAACAAAGCAAAGGAAATAAATAGAATTCTTGATTTACATAAGTCAAGATTAACGTTGCCTGATACAAACAAAATTGCAAAACAGGCAAACGCAGAAGGAGGTAATGAAGTGTCAGAAAATACAGAAAACGCAGTAGTTGAAGAAACTCCTGCAGTTGAAGAAACAGCCCCTACCGAGGTAGCAGCTGTTGAAGAAGCAGCTCCTGCCGAAGAAGCAGCACCTGCTGAAGACGCTTCTGCCGAAACTCTGGAAAAAGCAGCCGACGTATCAGAAGTTATGGTTGATGAACCTGATTTTGCAAAGATGCTAGGCGATCTAAAAGGCTTTTTCTCAGAAACACTAAATAAGGCTTCAGAAGCAAATGCTGCTCAAGTTTCACTTATCAAAGATACAGTTGAAACATTCAGCAAGAGCGTTGATGGTCGTATTTCAGAATTGGCAGAACAACATACAGCACTTTCAAAGGCTGTAGAAGATATCAAGAACACGATTGATGGCGTAGAAAAGCGTGTCGTAGCGGTAGAATCAGAGACCGCAATTAAGAAGTCCTCAGACCTTGGCGGGTCTCAGGAAGTAACAATCAAGAAATCAAAATGGAACGGTTCTTTCCTCAGTTCCGTAGATCAACTTTTAAAATAAAAAGGTAGGTGAAAAATAAAATGAGTAATGAAATGTTAGAAAAAGCAGTAGCTGCTAACACTTCCGTAACCACTAGTATGTCTGGAGCTGCAGTAGCAACCACAGGCGTACATATCGGTTCAGAGGGTGAGGGCGGACTACTAAATGCAGAACAATCAGCTCGCTTCCTAGACTATATGTTCGATGCTACCGTAATTGGTAAGGTCGCACGTACAGTTAGAATGAGAGCGGATACCACTGAAATTGATCGTATGTCAGTAGGCGAGAAGCTTATGAAACTTGCGACAGAGGCAGATAACGATGGCGTAAATAGCTCAGTATCTTTCTCAAAGATTTCTTTGTCAACAAAGAAATTACGTTTAGACTGGGAGCTTTCAACAGAGTCTCTTGAAGACAATATTGAAGGTCCAGATCTAGAAGATCATATTGCACGTATGATGGCTACACAGGCAGGTAACGATATTGAGGACGTAGTCCTAAATGGAAACGTATCTCTCACAGGAGATGCCCTATACAAGTCATTTGATGGTGTAGTAAAGAAGGCAAAGACATACGGACATGTTGTTGATGCTGCAGGAGCAACCGTAACCCGTGCTGTATTTAACAGCGCACTTAAGGAGCTTCCACGTAAGTACAAGCAACGCCGTGGCGATCTTCGCTTCCTTGCAGGTTCCAATTTGATTCAGGACTTCCTGTACGCAAATAGCATTGGAACAAATCAAACTATCCCACAGGATATTGCATCAAGCATCATCCGTGGAGCAACTGAGCCACTAGGTGGTCCAGCAGGATACGTAGCACCATTCGCATTCGGTATTCCAATCGTTGAAGTACCTCTTCTAAAAGAGGCACAAGACGGAGACTACTCTGGCGAAACTGGCGATCATGGAGATATCCACTTGACATTCCCAAATAACGTAGTTATTGGTATCAAGCGTGATGTAACCGTATACCGCTTCTTCCAGCCTCGTAAGGATTCCATCGAGTATACAATGTATACACGTGTTGGCGTTCAAATCGAGCAGGCAGATGCATGGGTCGTAGTTAAGAACGTAAAGATTGCTTCCTAATTAGGAATTAGATCTGCTGAAAGGCCCCCATTAATTTGGGGGCTTTTCCTTTTAATTGACTAATGCTATAATTAAATAACCTACAAAAGGAGAAATTAATGTCATTTGATACATTAAAAGTTGCAGAGCTTAAGCAAATTGCAGAAGACTTTGCAGTAGACACAGCAGGACAAAAAGGTAAAAAAGATATAATTGCTGCCCTTGCAGAAGAAGGCGTAACCTGGGCTATTTATCAAAAGTCTAAGGCCATAGAGGAAGAAGAATTAGAAATGAATGAAACATTACCAAAGGCGGCACCAAAAACAGTTAAAGAAGAAGACGTGGTTCTTGTAAAAATGAATCGTGCAAACTTTAGCTACGAAATTATGGGACATCGTTTTACAAAAGAACATCCATTTATTGCTATGGACAAAGATACAGCCCAAGCAATTTTTGATAAGGAGGAAGGCTTTGTGTTAGCTACCCCAGCAGAAGTGCAGGAGTTCTACAACTAAGCCATACAAATGGCAGAAATATACATTAACACAAATTCCCCAATAACTCATAGAGTATTTTGGCAAGGAGAAATTGTAGCAGCAGATGCTGCACCAACAGTAAAGGTGTATGATGTAACTTCTGACATTACCATAACACCAGCAGTTCTTCCAACAACTTTACTTACTACATTAACTTCAACGGCAGCAGAAACAGATACTGGTAGTTATTATGTAAATTTGCCATTAAGTTTTACCCAGCGTCAAAGAAGATTTAAATTACTTTGGGAGTATGCAGTAAGTTCTAATGCTGCCACACATACATCATACGTAGATGTAGTGACCCCATATGTAAATATTTATGAGGCAATGGATGAGTTAAACCTTGGAGTAGATCCAAGTGATCCTAACTATAAAACATATACTGAAATTATTAGGGCTGAAAGATTTGGTCGTAAAAAAATAGAAGAATATACCAAGCAAGAATTTTATCCATATGATGATAAAGAGGTAGTATTTGGAAGTGATTCTGATATCCTTCCGCTTCCATATCGTATTATAAACGTTCATAAGCTTTATCATAATGATATTTTACTTGTAGACACTGTTTCTACTCCAACTGTAAATAACTGGACATACACTCCAATTATTTCAGAAACTAAATTTGGAATTAGAGTTGATAGAACTGGACTACTAGATAATACTGTATACATTGCTAACGGTCTTGTTCCGCCGTCCATTAATGATACATTTAGCGGTATGGCATTTTCAAGGAACGTAAGATACAGGGTTGAAGGCAGATATGGTTGGGAAGAAGTTCCATATAATGTACAGCTTGCATGCACCGAACTTATGAAAGATTATTTTGCTAAAGATACCGTATGGAGAACTAAATATATAAAGAACATCCAAACCTTCGATTGGCAGTTTGAATATTTTGGCGGCGCTTATGCAGGAACGGGTAATCAACTTGCCGATGTACTACTTGATGATTATGTCTTAACACAAATGGTAGTGGTATAAATGTTGGACCTCGTAGACTCAGTATTGTCTATGAAAATGGACGTGTATCGTCAATTTGATTTGCAGGATACCGACACTGGTGCTTTGGTAAAAGAATGGGTTTACTATAAAACTATAGATTGCTCAGCAAAAGGTGTAATTAGTAACTCCTCCTCTACCCGCACAAATAGCATTCAATCGTTTGGAACCAAATACAATAATGAAGAAATACTTCAAGTAAGAACTTCAGAAAGATTAACCTATAGAGAAAAAGTTACGAACATTAGAGATTCAAAAAATAATCCAATCTGGGTAGAATTAAATTATCCTTCAGAGACCCCTACTGTTTTTGAGGTAGTTGGAGTTACTCCCCTAACAGACGGATTTGGAACGGTGATAGCATACAACTCAGTAATTAAGAGATCGGAGAACCAGAGAATTGGACTATAGCACTCCCTTAATTCAGGCCGCTAGTGGACTAAAAAACCTTATGGTTAAGTCCAAGGGCGGCATTTTAAAAGAAAGCCTTGTAGCTCAAATATCCGCATACGTCTATTACAACGCCCAGGTAATTGGTAAACTGACCACAAATACGGGATTTAAAAATAAATTTAGAGAAGTTATATTTAATCAACTAGAAAAAGACTTTGGTGAATATGTAGATTCTCAAGCTAGAGTAAAGCCTAAAACCCTTCATCATGTTTATGAATGGGATCAGGCTGGGATTTCAGAATCAAGATTGTTTAAATTAAATAAACTTAATACAGACGGCTTAGGCTTCTCAATTTCATATGAATTGCTCCCTTCAAAGACATTTACAAAATCAGAAGGCAATCGTAGACATGTTTTTGCAAATAAAGCGTCTGTGATGGAAGCTGGAATGCCCCTTAAAATTGCTCCACGCTATTCTAAGCGCCTTGTATTTGAGACCAATGGGTACAAGGTCTTTATGCCAGAAGGAGCCTCTGTAACGGTCAAGAGGCCTGGAGGAGTGGGTGTCAAAAATTCATTTATGATGACATATTCTAGATTCTTTAAGAGTAGCCTAGTTAATGCATCAATTAAGAGATCTGGATTCCAAAGATTATTTAATAATTCTATGTCTAAGGCTCTTAGGGTTCCCGCCGATATTAGGACAGTTAAATATACATTTAATCCAAATACAATTTCTGTACAGGCTGACGCAGCCCTAATCTCAGCATTTGGAGCAGCATTATGACAGTCAATTATAAATTAGATGCAATGCTTGAGCTTCGCAAATACATTTGGACAAAATTGCAGGCGGCAGAAATATTTAACGCAGACGATTATTATAGCGATAATATAGGAGAGGCTTTAGTGCCTATTATCCCAGTACAACAAATTCCAGATATGAATCAATTTTTGAGCGGGAAGGATCATATAGTCTACGATAAAATAGGAGTCTCATATGATACCCTGTGGCTAATCTGTAATGAACAAATCCTATTTACCGTATATTCAACAGATGTTTCCAAGATAAATGAAGTCCGCAATTTTATGATAGATGAGTTTAGAAGAATGGATGAGTCTGCCAAAGATGTCAATTTGTCCGCAAACTTCAATTCTGACAAATTCAAGTTCCATAGTATTCATGTTGATGACATGTCCCCAACAGAGCCTTCGCAGGAATTGCAGGGCTTTTATTCAGCAGATATCATCCTTGAAATCAAATATTCTCGCACAACTAACACTTCTGGCCGATATACTTAGCATTTGCCTTTTAGCCCCCTATGCCTTAAAATTGGACATAGAGGAAAGAGGAAAGAGCCTAGCCAGCTAAATTAACTAAAATTTTAAAATAGGAGGTATAAACAATGGCATTTAATAATGCTAAAAACATCATCGTCGGTGCAGCTCCAGTATTTATTTCTGTAAAAGACTCAACCGACGCAACTTATTCGGCAGACCATGAAAACTTACTAGATGCAGGACATCTAACTTTCTCATCTGGCGTAACAGCTTCAACAGCCCTGGCTGCTTCAGCTAAAGTCCGCAACGTTGGTTTTACAAACAATGGTCTTCAGATCACTTATAACCCAACATTTGAAGACGTTACTGTAGACCAGTTGCTAGACGCAGCAAAGCTTTTCAAGTCTGCTATGCAGGTCATGATTATGACTGAAATGACAGAAGGAACTTTGCAGAACGTTCTCACAGTATTTGGACAAGGTGCATCAACTCTTAAAAAGAATGGTACAGCCTCAACAGATAACTATGCAGGCCCTAGCGGTGCAGCAGGAGACCTTACTCTAGGATTAGAGGCAGGAGCTCTCGGCGTTGCTCCAACAGAGCGTCAGCTGTTTGCAGTTGGACAAGCTCCAACATTCAAAACGGTATCAGCCGCGGAGACATCAGCAAATTCTGAGCGTGTATATTATGCTCGTCGTGTTCTTTCTGTACAACAGACACAGTTCACATTGGCACGTAATACACCAACCACATTCCCAGTGACTTTCCGTCTCCTTCCAGACGCTAATTACTCTGGATCCGAATATGGCAAGATTATCGATAGAATCCTAGCTTAATTCATTTAAGCTATTAGCAAAACCCCCGTAAAATACGGGGGTTTTGTGCTTGTGTTAATAAAATCTATTTGATACAATGTTTATAACTATCCATAGGAGGATAAATTGGCTACTACAGTATACGACGTAGAAGATATAAAACTACAAAATGGCTCAACAGTTCAGTTGAGACCACTATCAATTAAACAGCTAAGAAAATTTATGGCTGTAATGAATAAAGCTTCTGAATCAACTACAGAAGATCAATCACTAACCGTTTTGATTGATGCTTGTGCAATTGCTTTAGAAACACAACTTCCAGATCTTGTTAAAGACAAGGACAAATTAGAGGAAGCTCTTGATGTTCCTACAATCAACAGAATTCTTGAAGTCTGTGGGGGCATTAAACTCGATGACCCAAACCTAGTGGCGGCGGCGGTTCTGGCTGGTCAGAACTAGACCTTGCCGCTTTATTGGGTAAAGTATTTCTTGTTGGATCTTGGAAATCATACCAGGATTTAGAAGAAAGTTTGTCAATGCCAGAACTTTTGCAAACGATAGAATCGATGCAAATGAAAGAAAAAGAAGATAGAATATTCTTAGCATCTCTTCAAGGAGTCGACATAAGAGGTGACGAGAAAGAAGAAAAAGGTCCAACCTTTGAAGACATTCGATTGAGGGCCATGGGGATAGAAGCATCAACTGATGATGTTGTTTCTCTTCAAGGCGCCATAGCTGCAGAAGCAGGTTTCGGAGTCGGAGCAGGACTTGGGTACTCTAAGGAGCAATAATTATATAAATGGCTGACGAAAAAATAGTAACTAGTATAGTTGCTAATTCAGATTTTTCAAATCTCATTGCAGATGTGCAACGAGTTACAGCCAGCCTTTCTAGATTACAGCAAGAATTTGCTGGATCAAATAGGTCACTCGCTGGACAGATTGATGCGACTAACGCAATGTTTTCTGAGACAATGCGTAAGACGGGACAATTTTCTACACACTTCGTCAGCCTGACATCCGATGTAGAAAAATTTGGAAGAAATCTAGACAGCGGAAGATTAAAGCTCAAAGATTATTTTAGAGTATATCAAGACCATACAAAAACAACAGGCGGACTTATAAGAGACTTGGCTAAACAACAAGTCCAATTACAAAATGCTGTACTTCAACCCCTAGGCAGAAATGCTCAGGGGTTGATGCAATACAATGTTCATATTCCAAGAGGATTAGATTTAACAAAAAATAAGACTTCTATATTAAAACAAGAACTTCAAATAATGAACAAGGTAATTCAGGATGGCGGAGTCCAACTTATTAACTGGGGTAAAAACACTCAATGGGCAGGTCGTCAGTTAACAGTAGGATTAACATTACCATTAATGGCATTTGGCAAAGCAGCGGCAGATGCGTTTAAAGTTGCAGATCAAGAACTAACTCGTTTAACTAAGGTTTATGGAGATATTGCAGGAACATCTGCAAAAGAATTAGGACAAATTAGAAAAGAAGTTTCTGCTACAGCTAAAGAGCTATCAGCAACAATGGGCGTTAATTTTACAGAAACAATTGCTCTCGCCGCTGATATTGCCGCTACTGGTAAAACTGGAAATGAACTTTTATCATCTGTTTCTGAAACAACTCGTTTAGCAGTACTTGGCGAAGTAGATAGACAAGAAGCCATGAAGGCTACCCTTGCTGTTCAGTCAGCATTTAAACAGAACACTGAAGAATTAGCAGAAACAATTAACTTCCTAAACGCAGTTGAAAACCAAACATCTACAACTTTGAATGATTTAGTTACTGCTATTCCAAAAGCAGGACCAGTTATCAAAGGATTGGGCGGCAGCGTACAAGATTTAGCTCTATATCTTACTGCTATGCGTGAAGGTGGAATCAATGCAACAGAAGGAGCAAATGCTTTAAAATCTGCATTAGCATCTTTGATTAATCCAACAGATGTTGCAGTTAAAAAGTTTCAAGGATTTGGAATAGATCTTTTAGGCATTGTTAAAAAAAATGCAGGAAGCACAACAGATACCTTATTTGCATTGCAAGCTGCTTTAGATAATTTAAATCCATTACAAAAACAACAAGCAATTGAGCAGTTATTTGGAAAGTTTCAATATTCAAGATTAAATGCTTTATTTGATAATCTAGGAAAACAAGGCAGTCAGACCTTACAAGTATTAGACTTGATGAAAGCAAGCGCAGGCGAACTAGAAGCTGTGGCTGGTCGAGAGTTAGCAGCAGTAACCGAATCAGCGGCAGGAAGATATAAGAGAGCGGTAGAAACATTAAAGGCGGAATTAGCTGGAGTTGGCGATCAATTTTTAAATATTGGAACCAAACTTGTAAATGTTCTTAGTAAAATAATCGAGTTTGCACAAAAACTACCTGATCCAATTAAAAAGATAATGGCTTTTGGCGGGGCATTTACAGCAATTATTGGTCCAATAATTATGCTTACTGGTGTTCTTGCAAACTTTTTTGGTTATATTATTAAAGGACTTGGACATTTTAAAGCTCTATTTAAAGGAGCAGAAGGATTTAAATTATTAACGCCAGAAATTATGGCGGCAAAAGCAGCAGGCTCACAGCTTGCTAATGAATTCTATAGCGATGCATTAGCAGCGGATACACTAAGAATAGCAATAAGTAAGCTAAGTAATGATTTAGTTTTATTACAAAAAAATGCTTTGGGAGTTGCTAAACCTGGATCAGTAACAGGACAATTAATTTCAACTATTGCTGGAACTCCTTTAATGGCAGGCGGCGGCGGAGCAAGGATAACAGATCCAAATCATCCACTAGTAGGTACACAATCAAGAGCGGCGGCACATTTAAATCCAAGAGATCCAAATAACCCATCATCTATATTTGGCTTAACACTACAACCAATTCCACTAAATAGAAAGATTGGTAGAACTCCTCAAGTAATGATGACAGAGGCATTGCCAAATATTGAAGGAGTAACTTCTCATCAAGGATATTCGACTGGGGTTGTAGCTGGTGAGCATGCAAGATACGCAGCTCTTATGGCCACTCTTGGCGTTCAGAGCAGACAAGAAATTGAAGCATTAAAGAAAACAATTGCTTTAGGTGGACAAGTATCAACTGAATTTATTTCTACCTTTGATGATATTCTTCCAATTACTCAGAGATTAACTCAAAATGCCGCAACTCAATCTGCTTCAATTGTTGCACAATTAAGAGCTGGCCAGCTGAGCGCAGAGCAGGCACGAGCAGCAATCATTGCAGTAAATGCAGATCTTGAAAGAATGATGGGCTCAGAAGTTAGCTTATATGCCGCATCAAGAGGCAGAACAATTGATTTATCAAAAGCTCCATTAATTAATCAGCCAGTTGTAGATGCATCAGGAAAACCAAATACTCGTGGCATGTTTAGACAGGGAATATTCAGCGATGTAATGGGCGCAGTTGGTCGTGCAACAGGAACAAGAACCTTTGGCGGACCGTATAGCATTGAAACAACAACGCCTTCGGGATTAATAATTCCAAGAAGAAATGCAGGCGGACCAATATTTTATAATAATGGGGATCAAGTACCAGGACCAAATGTCAATGCAGATGTAGTTCCTGCAATGCTAACTCCTGGAGAATTTGTAATTCGTAGAGATGTAGCACAACAAGATCCAGACGGAATGAGAGCTCTTAATCAAGGAAGAGCAATGATTATTCCTACATTTAATAGAGGCGGCAAAATTCCAGGAATTCAGTATAGAAATACTGGTAGTGCAATAAGGTCAATGATTCCAGTTCAATCTATTTTGAGAATGTTTCCTGGAAGGTTTAAACCAGGATTAAATAAGCCCGAATATGAGCCAAAAGGCACCGCTGGAATATTCGGTGGAAATGTTGTAAATCCCACAGTTGCAAGAAGATTAGGAATTTCTGGAAATACAGTATCAAGAGAAAGAATAAATGCCAGAATGCGTGGAGAGGGAGTTCCACCAGATGTCTTATTGTTATCAATGCTTTCTGGCTCTGGATCAAGACGTACATCAACTGATGAATTTTTAAATGCTATGGTTCGTGCTAGATTAATGAGTCCAACAGACGCAAGCTCAGTTTCAAATAGAATATTTGAACAGTACGCAAAAAGAATAGCAAATATGGATCTTGTAAACGATTTAAATAATCCAATTTGGCCTGTTTCTGATCTTGCCCTCGCTAGTCAAAGTCCGCTTGTAAGAGAAGCTTGGAGAAAATTTTCTTCAACTCCTGGTATGTTGGCTGGACCATCTAGGGGATCTTTATCTTTCTTAGATAGTTTTACTTTATCAAATGGTGCTGTAGTTAATTTTAATAAATTAAAAGGATCTAGATCTGAAACATTTTATCATTCTGGAAAACCAAAACCGTTAACTGAAATATTATCTGCTGGAGGATACAATTCTGGAGGAATGATTCCAGGATACAACGGCGGCGGAAAATTATCAAGAGCTTCTCTTGCATTGCATAGAGTGGCTAAAGTATTTAGAGCAAATCAAGGCGGCAGCGTTCCAAGATACATGAGTGGCGGCAGCGTTCCAAGATACGGATACGCAAGAGGAGTGCAGAATAGATTTGCAGGCGGAGGAATATTAAGAATGCTTGCAGCTATGGGAATTATGCAGGCGGGAATGGGCGCTGGTCAAAAGATGGGCGGAGCAGGAGGACAGGCATTATCAATGGCATCTAGCTTCTTGCCATTCATGTTTATGGGAATGGGACCAGGAACGGGACCTCTTGAAGTCAAGCCAACAGCCGCACAAAGATTAGGTATGTCAGGTCCTATAGGATCCGCCTCTGGCTATGGCCAAACGCTAGCAAGTCAGATGAATCTAACTCCGTCAACGTCAACATCGGTAAGTGCAATGAGGCAATCAATATTTGCAACATCAACACCACTTCTTGGAAGATTTGCGGGTAGCGTAGAAAAAGCAGCTTCATCTACAAGCATACTTCAGTCCAGTTTAGGAAAACTTGGCCTAGCAGCAACAAGATTTAATGTTGTTTTGGCTATTTCAGTAGCTGCAGGCATCAAGTTGTTTGATATGTATAAGGATGCAAAAAGATCTGCTGAGCTTTTTGCAAATTCTTTCGGGTTAACGGAAGATGCCGCAGAAAAAGCAGGACTAAAATATACTGATTACAGAAAAACAATTAAAGACTCCGTAGATGCTCAAAAATTATTTATAACTCAAAACAAATTAACCTATGAAAGCATGGTTTCGGCAAACACTCCTTTTAGAATGACAATATCTGAGTATAAGAAACTCCGTAAAGAAGTTAAAGGGTCGATGTCCGATCAAATTGAAACTTTGACAGCAGCCTCAAATACTGATGTAAATAGGCTAGTCGTACAACTAAAGGAGCAACTGGTTGCAGCGGGACTTTCCGCAGAAGAAGCGTCAAAGAGAATCTATGCGATGCTACAGTTGTCAAATAAATCTGGCCTAACAGTTTCTGCTATGTCAAGCGAAAGGTTTAGAGCAATTAAAGATCCTTCTACCGCCGCTTTAAGTGCTTTAGACACATTTGGATTCGCAAGAGATGCAAATCCAAAAATGGGAGAAATAACTGGCGAACTAAATGCTTTTAACAATGCAATGATGGCAATTGACAATGCCGTTGAAACTTCTTTTCAAAAATCAAAAAAATCGTCAGAAAAGAAAAAGAAGGACTTTGATGAAACTTTAGAATTGTATAATGCAGAAAAGCAACAGCTAGACATTATAAGCGCTAAAATGTCTAATCAAATAGAAATAGGAGATGAACTTTTATTTATACTACAAGAGCAAAATCCTGAACTTGCAAAATTTTTAAATAATCAAGATACGATTGTAAGCACTTGGCAAAAAATTAGATTGGCTACAAGAGGATATACTGGAGATCTTGAGAGGCTAAGCGTTCAACAAGCCGCATTAGCATATCAATTAAGTACAGAGATTGCAAGAGCGGTTCAACTAGAAAATCAAAACGGTTTATTAAAAAATCAGTATAAAGAATATAATAGATTAAAAGATCTTCAGAAGAGTATGATAAGCGCTGCCAAAGGGCAAAGCGTTAAAGAACAAATTGATGCTAGAGATGCAATTAAAGCAATCGATAAGAAAATTAAAAAAATTAATGAAGAGGCTGACGCAAGAAAGAAAGCTTTACAGGAAGAGGCGCAGGCAGAAGACCATGTTCTAAAAATAAAACAAGCTAGATTAGAGTATGAGAGAAGGGTCTCGGCGGGAGATCTTGACGGAGCAGCAGAAGCTTACCTAGCTCTTCAAAGAGCGGGAAATGATCAACAACTTTTCCTTACAGAAAAAGCAATAGAGGACAGAAGAAAGAAAGATGTTGCGCCTCTAGAAAAACAAAAAGAAAGACTAGAAAAAGCTAATCAAGATTTAGCAGATAAGGCTGCTCTTGCCGCAGAGAGCCTAGAATCAGTAAATGGTAAATTACAAAAACAAAAAGAAAAGATTGACAAGGTTAATGAGGCAATGTCGTCTTTAAAGCTTGCGGTTGAGCTTAATGAAAAAGATTTGGAGGCATACAAAACTACTGAACAATTTAAGGGATTAGTCGCAAACTTTACCTCCGCAGTGGCAGCGGTTGGAATTACTGTACCTACTGATAGTAATAAAGTAAGCTATACAAAAGATGGAGGTTTAGTCGTTGGAGTTTCAACCTTTGGCGATGCCGCCTTAAACTTAATAGAGAAATCTCTTCCAAACCTCACTACAATATTGGCTCAAAAAGACATTAACATTACTGGAACAAGTATAAAAATTGATGGAGCTAATCTTAATATTGGTAGTGGATCTGCTGGAAATCCATTTTTTGCTGGAGATGCTTCTAAATTTATTAATCCTATTAATTTAAAAGGTTTCAGCAACACCTTTGGAACCAATAGCGTATCGCAATTAGTCAAGCAACTTGCTGAGAATAAAGGGTACGAAAAGGGTCAATTTTTTGAGCTTGCTGATGAGCAAGGAAAACTTTATAAGTTTAGGGTTCGCCCAGACGGCGGCATTAGTTTGG